CCCCTAATTCAGCTTCTATCAATTCAGCATCCAATACCACATTTGCTTTACCTACAGCATTGAGCGCCAATCCCAATTCTTTAAATTCCTGTGAGCCGCTTTTAAGGCCTTTTTTGCGTAGGTAAACTGGTTTGGTACCGTCAATATCAATTATCTGCACATCTTCCATTCCAATACTAACTGCGGTCTCCTGCCTGGCATTGCCTGAGCATATAACATCATCTTCACTAATAAGGCCAGCTTCTACAAAACCAAACTTCCTTATTGACTTTTCCAGTAGGCCCATACCAAATTGAGAATGCTGATTAAAGTTGCTCGGATCCTGTTTTAAATCGGTCAATTGTTTTTTGGCCATAAGTCAAAGTTACTCTATTTGAATAAATCTTTTTCTTTTTGAATAATACCGGGCAAATTATTTAGATCAGTTACCAAATCTAAGTAGTTTATTGCAGTGTATCTGTAAACTATCCATCCTGCAGATTGAGCAGCGTTATATTTTTCTGCATCACCTGTAAAACCTTTGGCTGTAGTATGGCGGCTTTTAGCTGAAAAGATACCTTCGTATTCAAATGCTATATGCAGCTCAGGTATTGCCCAATCGAAACGCCACTTGCGCTCATCGTGAAATCTATGTTCTTCTTTAAGCTCCAGTTTGTTGCTTTCTGCAAACTGGAGTAATCTAAACTGAATCCATGTTTTTTGCTTGCCAAGGCTCTTTTCTTTTTTCTTAACCGGCGCAACAAAGAGGTGCTGATTAATTGCCGCACAAGGCGTTTTTTTAAGATCAGCTAAAGTGAAGGGTGTTCTCATTTTAATTTCCTAATTCTATTAATAATTCACTGTTATGCAATGACTGTGCAATGATCAGGTCTGCCAGCTCGGTATTATTTACCAGTGATGATTTACTGAGGTGCAAATAAATTTCAGTTGTTTTAATATTGTTGTGCCCGGCAAATTCCTTTAGCTTGTATATATCCATCCCAGCTTCGCATAGGTGAGTAAGGCGGCTATGCCTTAATGAATGTGGCGTTACTTTTTTGGCAATATGTGCAGCTTCTTTTGCACGGTGAAAAATCTGCTGAATACTTCTCACAGAATATTTTTGTTGATTTTGCCCCATAAATAACCACTTTCCTTTATTATCTGCTATTCTGTAATTGCGAAGCAATATAATGGTAGGAATAGGTATTGGTACATACCGATCTTTAAAACCCTTGGCACCTTTCACCAGCAATGTTTTTCTGCTGCTATCCAAGTGACATATATTAGTATTGCATTCAATTTCTGGCACTTCACTTATACGCAAAGCGCAACTATACATGGTTTGCAAAATGGCTTTATGCTTAATATTTACAACACATTTCATCATTCGATCTACCTCTTGTATGCTTAGTATTTGTGGCAAATAACTTGTCTTACGTGGATAAGGAATATCATCTAAACTCAAAGGCGTTTTTAAAATGTAGCTATAAAAATTACGGATGCTATTTACAAACATTGCCCTGGTATTCATGTTGGTGATGGATAACAAAAATTGTTTAATCTCCTCAATTTGCAATGGCTTTGGTTTGCCTTTCATTGCTTCAAAAAACTGTGATAGATACCCACTGTAAGTATCTATACTATTCATAGCATAATTTCTCAAACTCAATTCATTTTTAAATTGCTGTAATAATTCATTTTTCCTATTCATAAAATGTTGATTTTTAAAGAGAGTGCATTAAAAAAGATGTTGGCTGCTACTTTGCGACACCCCCTAATTCTTTAAAGAGTTTTTTCAAGGCAGCGTTTATTTCCTTTTTTTCTTTATCTGTAAAGTCAACAATGTTTCCTCTACCATTTTTGCCACGTAATTTGTGTTTATAGCTTTTAATGTGTGGCAAGTATTCAGAAAAGAAAGCAGCAGCATTTATGTAGTTAAATATTTTATCCTTCATAATGCCTCCCTAATGGTGCAACAAACACCTTTTTATCATTCCTGATTACCCTGTCATACGATTGCCATTTCACCGTTGATAGGTAATGAATAGAAACTAATCCTAATCCGATTTCTTCCACTCTTGAAAAGATGAAAAATGATTTACCATTAAGAGAAAAAAAATCAGCGTGTTGCAATTCACCAATAGTTATTTGTTTAAAACTCAGTTCTTTTGCGTTTTTTGTTACTGTTGCCATAATAAATGTTTTATCAAATGTAGTGTAACTTATTGGTTACACCAAATATTTAGGACATTATTTTGAGAACCCTAATAGCAGCAGCCAACATAGGCATTTGCTAAATTGGGGCTTGACGGAACCGCAATCGGAGTTTAAATCTTTGTTGAGCAGTTGTGCAATAAGCTACCAAGCGACAGTAATTCTATTACCCCAACTTCGCAATATGCCCAGCGTTATGCCCCATTGCTACGTGATAGTTCCAAAACGGACATTTCACCATCAGTGATACAAAGAAATTGACCAGACATTCCGATTGTATCAATCAATACTATCTTGTCGTCTATAATCTTTAATTGCTTTTGTGTAGTATGCCCAACAACTTGAATAAAATTATCCAAACAATCTGCATACAAACTTTGTGGGCGAACCCATATTGGCGTTTGGCAAATATCATCACCATAAGGAGAATGATTAACACCACTTGTAAACCTAAAAGCCAATGGCTGATATTTAAACAAATCATTTATAAATAATTCTAATGGGTCTTCGCCTGTATAACCAGTATTTTTCAACCAAGTTTTTGTTACACCTGCGTGGCTAAAAATGTAATTACCATCAATTAGGCACATTTGCATTAAATCAGCACCTAATGCTTTGTGTAACATCTCTGCTATATCTGTCCTGTGCCATTCTTGAAAACCACTATAAGTTTCATTTACAGTTTTTAAATAATGATAGTCGTGGTTGCCAAAAAGTAAAACAACTTTATCCATATTGGCTATTTTGTATTTAATCAGATCTTCAAAATTTGACTTCTGCTGTTCAGGTGTAATATCTTCGTGAGTATCAAAGTAGTCGCCAATAAATATTACTTTATCAAATTCAGTATTAGAAACTATTTGCTTCCAATCTGTTCTGCCGTGAGTGTCGCCAAGTGCTATTAATTTCATTTTTTAAATTGTTTTTAAGTTAAACTTCCTGCCTTGAAAACCGCAACGATGGCATAACAAGGGGTTTAAGAAATTGGGGCAGAAGTGATAAACCCCAACTTTTGTAATTCTAATCAACAGTAGTGCTTAAACGAACATTTGAGCTTTGAAACCCCAACTTCTTAAAGCCCCGAACCGTACTACGTAATATTTTCGCCAACGCCACACATTTGTTTTTCAATTTGGATGGACATTATTCCTTCAACTTTTTTTAACCACTCTTTATAAGAGGACTTAGGAACGTATTTTAAGTTGTAAAGTACATTCCATAAATCATCCCTACCACCAAAAGACATTCCCGTAATGAATACTCTATATTTTAAAACCTTTTGCTTATATCGGCTTGTGTTATCAAAAACATCGTCAATATCTTCATAAAATGTAACCGAACCTCCCGATAAAGAGTCGTATTGCCTTATGCTGTAAGTAGTCTTTCGGAGATAATCGGAATTTTCTTTTTGAAGCAAGAAAGTATAAATCCCATCTGTTAACTTGTGGTTTCCGAAAGGAAGTCTGAATAAATCTCTTGTTATCATTGTTATAGTTTTTAAATTGTTACTTAAAAATGCTCCGCAGCACAAGAAAATACTACGTAGTACATGGGGTTTGGCGCAATACCGGCTTGACAATTTGACTATCAACTTCGGTACATAACCGGGCTTTTGTACAAGGGCTGAAATTCAGTATTTCAAATTCCGGTACGTGCAGCCAAGCCCTGTTCGTTAGCGGTAATACTACACACCTGCAAGTTGGTAGCGACCATTATCACCGTGAGCAAGTAGATAGTAGTTTTCAAACCATTCAACTTTGCTTTCTAAACCGATAAAGGTTCTTTCTTTGCCGTGCCAAATTCTGAAATAGTGGTTTTCAAACTTTATCCAAATCTTATCACGGTCTTTAATGTTTGACTCAACAAAAAATCCTTCTTCTTCAACCCATCCTCTATCCATTAGATATTTAGGCGTAAGTTGATTTTGACCGTGTACAATTCTGTTAGCAATTAATTTTACTGCTAAGTTGTAAATCCAGTTTTGGTTGGACATCCATTTGATAAATGCTTTTTTCATTTTTTCTGTTTTTAATTTTTACACCCTTATTTATTTTACCGTACTACCGCTAACAAGGGTTTGTAGCAATAGGGGCAGAAGTGCAAGTTTTGAGCTGTGTACTTCTAATCAGCTTTAGTGGTGTATTGAACAGTAGTGCTATAGATCCACTACTGCTACAAGCCCCAATCCGTTGTGTGCTATTTGGTAGCAGTCCTAATATCGCCGGTGGACTGCATAAAGCCTTTACGAATTACACAAACTTCATTTTCGTAGGGCTGGACAAAATCAAACCTGTCCAGGGTAAATTTGCTTACTCCTAAATCCGGGTTTGTAGTGTCAATAAAAATCGCTTTTAAAGAGCCATAATATTTATGCTCCAAAGTTGATTTCAAGTACAGGTGAAATAATCTTCTTTTCATTTGTCCATTGGTTTGCCATTGCTTCCGCAATGCCTGTGAATGTTTTGCTTCTAATTTCTGCCCTGTGTGCCTGCCCTTTGCTTTTATCAGCATAAGCATACCACTTAGGCAATCGTTTCCCGGATTTTGTTATATGATATTCCGGTTCCATTATTTTAGTGTGTTTTAATAGTGGCAAGCCACGCAGCCAAAGGCAGGTTTTTTTTGGTTCATTATGCCCAAATTGCCACGGTTGTATGATTTGATCCGGCTTTCGCCATAATGAACTCATTACGCCTACAGGGTTTTCAATACACATTCTTTTAACTGGTAATTTCCAGCAGGCTATAAAAAAATCATGTGCCTCTTTTACGGCTTGCCGCCTTTCTGCTCCAACTAATGCCCCGCTTTTTCTGGCAGGTTGGTCTTTAAGCCATTTATTTGCAGTAACGCATAAGTAAGTGCATGGTGGATGAATTATAGCCAAATCAAAATCAGAGTAGTCTATATCAAAGATGCTGCCCTGATAATGTGGCCCGCCGTTCCTTGATGGCTTTAAATCGCAGCTAATTGCATCATGCCCTAATTTTATAAAGGCATCACGTACTTCGCCGCTTTCTTCGCATCCTACTATTATTCTCATAAATACATTACTTCAAACTTTACATCTTTGTTATTAGTCATTAACTGTGCAACTGCCGTCCATACTCCAGCTTTCATTTCTTCATTATCAAAACCAACTGAAAACATTTTAGCCTTCTTTACATCTTCAGTGATATTGCAGCCAGTTAAAGCCTGTTTGTCGGCAACAAATAAATCAAGTCCGTCCATTTTTAAAACGTACTTAGGTGCTTTGTTTGCTTCTTTGCGTAATTGTGAAATTGTCTTTGTCATGTTTTTTGCTTTTGTAATACAAATATATGCCGTCAAATTGTATTTTCCTAATTTATTTACAATTATTTTAAAGATAGTTGTAAAACCCTAAGAAAAACAGCACACAACAACGGCATTTACGCAAGTTTGGCTGGAAGTCATATCCTGGTCAGCTTGCAGAGCCGGGCTTTAGTGCTGGTTTGGATCTGATTGCAAAGCCTCCAAACCTGCGTAATATGCCCACCGTTACCTGCAAGTGCTACGACCATTCTCCGTAAGATAATATGTGAGCAATAACATCAACAGTCCATCCATTACCTAACATTCTGTATCGCTGACTATCAGAAGCTACACTTGTATATCCATATTTAACGGTTTGCAGTCTTTCACACTCTAAAGGTGTTAATCTTCTTATTTTTCTTTCGTGTTTTATGGCGTGAGTGCCACAACTCATTTGAGCCATTAAGGCGGGGCTAATTCCATCTGTATCATAAATTCTATTTTGTTGGTAAGGTTGGCATCCATTACTTTCAGTTGATGGATTTAATTGCATTACCAGGTTATCTTTATTTATTGCAGTAGTAAGCGTATTCATTTTATCGTAATCAATACCAGTTATTTCTTTGGCTTGAAATGGTGTATAATCTTTGCCATTTTTCATACTTTCTTTTCTCATTTCCTTTGCCTCATCTGTTCTGCCAAACTTTATACATCCAACTAATTCAATTGCATTTGTGCTTCCAGTATCTAAGCAATAGGTTTTACCATCATTTCGGCTTAGTGGTCCGCTACCGCCTTTGCCAGTTGTGCTACTTCGTGGCATTGTGTTGTGTACCACATATTGCCCATCAGTAGGTATTTTATTATATACAGCCAATAAGCAATTGAATTTCTTTGTTTCTTCATCAACATAAGGCACACTTCTTTCACTTTTCAGCATTGTTTCAATTCGTTGTTGGCTCAAATAATATTTGTCATCAACTTCACTTTCAAGTATATCTTTTAACAAAATACCTTTGTCTTTTGGTTGCGGTATTATGTTTTCTAAATCTCCAAATAATCCCATTGGTTGCATTCCAATATTTGTCCAGTATAATCTTCTTCGATTTTGAGCAGATACTAAAGCAGAGTTTATTTCAATTGGTTTTACTCCAATTGCTTTACTCAATATCTTTTCCCATTTTTCGCCCATCAGTACATTTTCAAGTAAAAAGTATTTTGGTTTGACTTCGTTAAGCAATCTCATATACTCCCAAAATAAATAGCTTTGCCCTTCAAATTCGTAACCTTCATTTTTCAATTCCAAATAGTGTTCTAAAGTCAATATTTCTGTTTCGCATTTTGTACTCATTCCTTTTCGTTTGCCAGCAAATGAAAAACTTTGGCAAGGGCTTCCACCAATCAATAAATCAATCTTTGGTAGTGTATATCCATCCACATCAATAACGCTTCCTAATTGCTTTGTATTTGGGTAATTGTGCATCGTTACTGCAATAGCGTGTTTATCAATTTCACTTGCGTAATATTCCAAAACATTTACACCAATTCTTTCAAGTGCTTGTTGCCCACAGCTCATTCCATCGAATAAGGAAAGTACTCGTAAACCAACCGCACCAGCAGGTAACATCGGTTTGGCAAAATGGGGGCTGACTGCTTCTATCATCTTTTATCTGTTATTAAACATTAGTAATTCTAATCGGCTTTTGTGGGTATAATTCCCCCACTTCGCCAAGCCGTAGGCGTTGTACGCTATACTACTCTCCGATGTTCAAAGCAGCCTTGCGTTTCTAATTGACAGGTATTCGGAATAAACGATACCGCCTTATTTAATTTTTGACAATTACCATAATTGACACGATGTGATGGACTTGTAACCTGACCCTTCTCATTTGTATATAAACCATCAAATAATTTATATTTTTCAAAATCACGGACAAGGTGTTTACAATCATTACAGTTGCAATCAATCTTTTGTAATTCTATGATACTTTCTTTTGTCATTTCTTTATTTTTTTACCGTACAGCAGCCAACATTGGGTTTACCGCAAGTGTGGCTTGACAATCAGGCTATCGGCAGCATATATATCCAAGCCAAGTACAAGGGCTGTAAATCACCTATCTAATACCACACCTGCGTTAAGCCCTGTGCGTTAATCCTCCCCTCCCACAAACTCAATCTTACTATCAATCAATGCCTCCATATACCATTCTTTTGCCCGTAGAATAAATTTTATATGTTGCACTCTAAATTGGCCTATCTTCCTTTGTATGTACCTTTCTCTTGTCTTTGTGTTATACTCAAAGCTCTTATCATGTTCTTTAGCCGGTAATTCAAATTCATGGCTTAAGAAAATATCGGTGTTAGTCACTAGTTGGATTCTTGCCATGTGTATGGGTTTTGATTACAGTTTCAGAATAATACCTATTCATTTCCTTACGCATTACATTTTGTTCTTCCTCCCTATCGTCACAAATCCTGTCAGATGGGCCATATCCTTTGAATTTTACGTTTTGTTCTTCTTTTGATTGTAAGTATGCCTTATGTCTGTTTTGGCGGTAATTTTCAAACAATTCAAAAACCGTTTGCTGATCCATTCTGTCTAATACTTTGCCGTATTTAGCACTTTTGGCATCACTAAAGAAAATTGCAAAATCTTCAATAGCTAAGTTATCATCATAGCTGGTTGCAATTAATTCAAGTGCTGTTGATACCATCTGATCTTGTGTCATTGGCCGGATCAGATTAAAACTATTGGCAAAATCTGCCAGCATCATGACCAACAAGGCATGAATTTTTTGCTGGCCGTGAATTTGTACCAATTCAGGCAATCTGTCTTTTGATGGTATGGAAAGAATATTTGCAAAATTTACCACCCCATTATTTTTAAACTGCTGTAAATTATCAGCAATCGCCATTTTATTGTTGCTGTGTATAGAAATTAGTAAATGCCTGGTTGAGTTGTTCACCTGTAACTTTTCCAGTTTGTTGTTTTGCGTTTGAGGCTTGTCCATTTTTTTGCGTTATGATAATATCAAATTTTGAATCGAGGTTTGCAAGGCTAAAATTTCTGCTTAGCCATTCATCTGATCTGGCACGTTCCAGAAATTGAGCAAGGCAATCTGCTGAGTGTTTTTCTGTCCATTCAAAACCTTTCTCTTTTGTCTTTTTTTCGAGCCGTGTTAAAATTGATTTTAATTGCTTGCCTTCGGCTGCTCTAAAGCTTGGATCAGTGAGGTAATATTTTTTATAAAATTTAAACCAAACGTCTGTTAATTCTTTCCAAAAAACAGTAGGTAAAATTTCTAATTTTCCCGTTGGTGCGATAGCATCAACAACAGGATTATTTACTTTACTTTCCTTTACTTTACTTTCCTTTACTTTAGGAGGGTTACAAGAAGGTTCGTAACCGGTTACATTTTTTTCAACTGTTTGATTTTCACGCCATTGTGAAATTTTTTCTTTGTTTTTTTCTTTTTTTATCTTGTAGGTTTCGCTGTACGATAATATTCGTTCATTGAAAGTTTCACCATTGTTTGATGAAAGTATGCCGATACTTTCCATAAAGTTCCAGCATTTGTCAAGCTTTTTACCAACTTTCAACTGTGATTTTAGCACCTTGGTTTTGATCGGTTTTTCTTGCTTTCCAATCTTTTCAAGCACACACCAAAACAACCCTATACCCTCATATCCGTACTCTAAAAAAAGCTCAGTCATTTTCTCATCATCAATGGCATTTGTATCATGTAGGATATACTTCATGCCTTAATTTTTAGCTTTTGAAAAAATACCAATCAACTGATCGACCATGTTCTTTTCTACCGTTTCCACATCATCACTTGCCCCTGTAACCTGGTTTACAATGTTTCTTTTATTCTCGATGATCTCGTAAATCTTTTCATCAATAGTTCCATCACCTAAGAAGTAAGACACCTGTACGCTATCTTTTTGACCAATCCTATGTGCTCTATCTTCGCATTGCTCACAGTCTGCAGGATGCCATGGTAATTCAATAAAGGCTACACGGCTGGAAGCTGTCAACGTGATACCTACACCGCCGGATTTAATATTACATAGGATAACTTGTACTTTAGGATCATTCTGGAAGCTGTCAACAGATCTTTGTCTGCTTTCCATACTATCGTTACCTACAACGGTAACGGCGCCAGTGATTACTTTTTTCAGTTCGTCTATTACTTCCTTGTGCCATGCAAATACAATAATCTTTTCCCCTGCCTCTACTACTTCCTCAATGTGTTCAATTACATCTGCTATTTTACCTTTTGCTGCTATCTTTTTTAAGATACCAATCATTACCATAACCTCACCACGTAGGCTTACGCTAATCTCCTGATCTGTCTTACCTAAATTTTCTTTGAGATAGTTTACCAGATTATTTTCGGCTTTGTCATACTCTCGCTGGTTGCTGATGGTACACTTGATAATCTCCCTCATTTTATCGGGCAAATCTTTTAATACATCTTTCTTTTCCCTGCGATAAAAACAGTTTTTATGCAACAAGTAATTCAATTCTTTTAAATTACTTGCTTGATTTCTACCTTGACAGTATCTATCTACAAAGCCTTTGTACCCACCGAAATTATGAAGGCGGCCAATGATGTGCAGTTGCGGTATTAAGTCAATAGGCTTGTTTACAACAGGCGTTCCTGTCAATCCTAAAATGTACTCCTTACCCTTTGCAATGCCCATTGTAAGCTTACTTTGCATTGTTTTCCCATCCTTACAGTTTGATACTAAAATGTTATCTGCAAAGTAATTATGTGTATCAGCTACCTCTAAATCATAAACTCTTTTATTGACAATAGAACTGAATCCAAATTCTCCGTTACTTGTTGGTTTGTAAACCTCAATACTTTCCACCCTAACGCATTTAACACTTCTGTTTTTCTTGCGTCCAGAAATTTCCATTTTTTTAATCTGTGGGTACTCCCGTCCACTTCTATTGCAAGCTTTATATTTTCTATTGCAACATCTACCTTGTATGAATTTGGTAGGCTTTTGAATAAACTCTTCACGATCCTTGTTGGTATAGCAAACTCCATTGCTGATTCCGGTAGCCCTATTGCCTCCCAAAGCATTATTTGCTGCTTTGTTAATTGGCCATTGCCACCCCTTGCCAGAAATGTGCGACCACTCATTACCTTTTTTAGCTTTTCTATTGTTTCCTGATTGTGCATAGGATTTTTTGCAATCATTCTTTGTGAAGTTTTTTGCCTTCTTGAACCTTCGTTCATTATACGAAGTGCATTCACTCTTGCTTTTTCCCTTTTCTCCTGCGTTTGATTTGCAGCAATAGCCTCCGGTGTTCTTACTCTCCATTTTGCCGAGCAGCTTTGACTGCAAAACCGAATTTTTGCAGATTCCTTGCCGTTGGATTTTATAGAAAAACTTACTGAGCAATAAGCACATATTTTTTCTATTTCCGGCTTTCTTTTGTTCAAGTCCATTTTCTTCCTTATTTCCGGATCTGCATTTATTGTCTTTGCAAAGCAACTCCTGGAGCAGTATTTTGCAGTTGCCTTTCCTGCCTTTTTTGTCAGAAAGGTTTTCTTGCAACATATACAACATCTCTCCACTTTTGATTTTATGTACTTCTTTGTACTCGCCGCTGGCGGTATAGATTTTATGATTTCCAGTTGCGTAGAGCAGTCCGTTTTCGTGCCTGATTTTGTAAATACTTCTTTCTTTAAGCTCATTTGTCCAGTGATTTATTATTTTCTTAAATACTATTGAATTGCTTTTGTGGTCAAAGCTTGCAACTTTTATATCCAGCTTTTGTTCTACTATAAGCCCAATTTCTAAAAGCCCTATTTCTGTTGATACTTTAGTTTCATAAGGGAAACATTTGTGGATTTCGTCTATAATTACACAATCAAAAAGATCAATGGTATCTTTAAATTTGATGTGATTTAAACGCAATGGAACTGGTTTGCCGTCTTTGCCTGTTGGTATATTTACCCCCTCAACAAAGTACTTTTTTAAGCTCTCATAATTCGTGATGAAATACTTTACAATACCTACCTTATAAAATGTTGGCCATGTATTTTTACAGCTATCACTTAAGATCAATGCTTTGCTATTTGTCCACTTTACCTCGATCTCTCTTTTCCAGTTTTCTTTTAATGTAGCAGGGCAAATAATTAAAATACATTTACACCCGGAAGCCTCAGCAGTTGCAATGGCTTGAATCGTTTTACCCAGGCCAGGCTGATCCCCTAATATTGCCGTCTTTTTTTCAAGATTGTAAGCCACGCCGCTTTCTTGGTACGGAAACATTTTCATCTTTAGTGGAATATCAATTGTAAGCTCTGGAAGCGGATCTATTTCTCCAATCTCTACAGCAGTTTGTGCCTTTGGTGTCTTACCTAATTTAGCAGCCCAATTTAATAAAGCATTACTGGAACTTAAAGGAACGTGCCAGAATTTCTTACCGTCTAACTGTTTAAAATGTGCGCCGGGTATTCTTTTTACTGCATCCACTATCCAAGGCTTATATTCAAATTCAACCTGATAGCCAATCGGCGTTTCTGTTATATCAATCATAAACTAAAAAAGGGGCTAACAGGTAGTGTCTGAAAGCCCCCTTTAATGGAGTGAATAAATCACTTATCGGACACTACTTCGTTAAGTGATTGAGTTGCAAATATAGCAACTCTGCAAATCTTTTTGTATAAATTTTATTCTTTTTGACTATTGTATTTTAACTGTAATTTCTTCTCCAGCAATTACCTGGTCTATGATAGTTTCCAAAATCTCTTTTTGCTTTTCTGTAAGGTTCAAGGCTTTGCTGCTGATTGATTCATGAAACATAATATCGCTGTCCATTTCCTTGCTCCATTGCTCAATTGCAAAGCCTGGTAATAATGGATTGCTTTTAAAATCTTTCATCATCCATTCGGTGCGGTCTCCATACTTCTTACCAACTGCACCGCTTACTTTATTAGGGTGTTCCCTTTGTGCATCTCTAAAATATTCGTTTGCCATTTTAAGATGGTAAAAAGCCTTGCGGAATGAATTATCCTTTTGCATAGAAACTTTCTTTTGGTTGATACAAAACTGTGATGCCTAATTTTACTGCAAGATCATATTCAAGTTTTGCCCCTTCGCTATCTCCCCATCCTACCAGCATGTAAATAAAATCGCATTCAATTAAGGCAGCTATGCACTCTCTCATATAGCTGCTCGATTCCTTATTGTGCTTATGTGGTAAAGCCATTGGGTTTACAGGCTTATAGCCCATTTTCTCCAGTTCACATTCAGCCAGAAAAAAGTTCTTGTATGCTTTAGAAATTTGTACCCCGGATATTTGCCCGGCGATATAGCATTTTTTCATGTTTTAGATTTTATTAATGAATTTTTTGAAATTAACGTAACACATTACCCTGCGTATTAAAGGCTTTCTATCCTCTCTAATTCGGTTTCTGTAATACCTGCTCCACTTTCTCATACAGTTGTTTTTAAAATGGAAGGTCAATTTTTGGTTCAATGTAATCAGGTGAGTTTACTTTAGGCAGTAAGTCATAATTTTCAAAAACATTACCAACTACTTCTAAATTCCCAATCCCGAAGTACTCAACCATATTAACCAGGTGCTGAACATTTTTGTAGTAAGAATTATCAATACAGTAACTTCCTGTTGCTTCGTTATAAATAACAGGGCAATAACTACTAATATCAATTCCATCCTCTGTAATTTCTCTATCAATCAAAATGTCACCTTCAAATATTTCTTTGCCGTTTTTATCCTTAATTCCGGTTGATTGGCTTACAGTTCCGGCTAAAACATTGTAAGAGTTTGTTGTTGGTTTTTCATCGTCAATATTAGTAATCAGTGTAAAAAAGCTGCCACCTTCCCATTCGTTATGTAAACAGCCATACACCCATCCACAATCATGATCGTAATGATAAACCTTACCTCTAAAGTTTCTTTTAGTCATTTTCTACAGTTTTTAAAGCTTTTACTTTTACCGTAACCTCAATTTTAGGCAGCGGCGTTTCTTTTGGAGTTCTATTTTTTACCTTCTGGTAACTCCCCTTTTTCCGGATTGGCATTTTCTTTGAATTTGATTTTCCAAACTTGAAGTGTTTTAAATTTCATAGCCCTAGATATGTATAAGCATTTAGCCATGGCATTTATAGGGTAAAGTTTTGAAACCGTTTCTACTTTATTTACACTCTCATAAACCTCTACAAAATGCGTTGCTGCTAATCTCATATTTCCTCACCTCCTTCAATTGTTACGGTTACATCATCAAATAATGATAGCTGGCTTTCTGGCGCTTTTTTACCTTCAAACAAGTATTGCTCAACTTCATAAATGCAGTCGTTAATATCGCTGCCTAAATCGCCAATATGTTTGTAGTCGCTGGCTTCCCATTTTTGAAACGGTGTATTGAGATTGATTAAACCGTATTCACCTTTTTTACTGCCTGATAAGGTTACACCCTCGTTCTCGTCATTACCTCCAATACTAAATCCTTTTACAGCAAATTTTGTAAGCTCTTCATCCTCCCACTCTTCCAGCTTTTTTACTTTGGATGGCTTAGCTAAAGCATCAGTAAGTATAGCCAGGTGTTTTGGTAGCTTTTCAAATGCTTTCAATAAATCTTCATGTACCGGCACTGTACAGGATAGCTTGGTATCTTTTTTTGAGTGCCCCGGTAAATCCTCTGTAAATTCTACGTCTAAGAATAAACCGTCTTTGATCTTTGCTTTTTTGATTTTTACTTTTTCCATAAATCTTAAAATAATGATGGTTGAATAATTGGTGCCGGCTTATTGGCCTTTACCGTTTTTGTTGATTGCTTTGGTTTTTCAATTATAGGCTCTGTAGTTTTTTCAGCTACTGTACCGGATAATAATTCGGCCTTTACTGCAAACTTTTCACCTAGTAAATTCTCTACTATCGCAACGCTTCCATGATAACTTACAACTCCTACTACTTCGCCCTGCTCTCCATATTTTCTTTTCGGATTACAACTACTGAATACATCTTTTTCAAGTTTCATCTTTCTGTAATTTCATCTATATAATCAGCGAAGGTTGCCATTGCTTCATTTGGTGAAGGGATGGCAATTGATAAGTACTCAGCAGCCCATTTACAAATGTTTTCTATGTACTCGTTAAACTCCGGGATGGTGAGCTCTTTGCTGCTTCCATCTAATACTAATACCTCGCCAGTTGATTTATTTACTACTTCCTTTTTTAGGAATAAATGCTTTAAAACTTCGTGGCTGTCTAAAGAAGTTTTTACCTCATCGTAACCAGCATCATATAAACCCTGCCTACACATCGGAACTACTACGCCCCAGTAATAATCATTTTGCGGTAAGCTTCTTTTTCTCATATCCTTAATTGTCAATTGGTGCCTACCTTCTTTCAATGTGTTGAATAGCTCTCGCATTTCAGCAGGGTTTATAATTTTGCCGCCTCTAATCTCAAAGGTTATTTGCTTCATGAAATTTTACTTAAATCGCCAAACAGATAAAAATACCGCCATGCTAACTCCTGGTACTTTGCCTTGCCAGCGTTGTAAATTGGACTGCCCTTTTTTACTGGTACTTTAAAAATCTTATGGGGTGCTGTTTTTGAAATACCTAAAAAGATGAAGTTTGTTTTACCTTCCAGATCCATGTACAATGCAGCTTGCCTGTCGTAATTATAATGACTGATTGAATCTTCAAATTGTTTCTGAGTGGTACTGGCTGTTGTTTTTAAGTCACCACTCATATCAATATCTTTTACGAAAAAATCCCACTTAGCCCTCATGTCCAATTTAAAGTTTATACCTTCATAACAGATTTCAAAATCATGCTTAATTGTAACCTTTTGCATTTCTGATATACTGGCCAAATGCTTGCACATTGGATCTGCAAAAAACTTTGCCTTCATTATACCAGCCTTTACAAATTCATCCTTTGGCATTGGTTCACCGGCTACTGTCATTTTAAAGTAATCTACCTGCTCAGGTTCTGTAATCATAGCATCCAGTAAGCTACCAAACCGGAATGCTGCTGTTAAGTCAATAGTAAAGGCATCTCTTTCAAAATACTTTTCTAAGGCTCCGAGGTCGGAGTTTGAAACCTCGGAGCGACTATAGTATGGATCTTTAATTATACTCACTTTGCTTTCTTATTTACAGCTTTAAAATTATCGGTGTACTCTAAAAACTTACTTTCTATTTTAGTGCCGTCCTTCAAGCATTTCTTTTCACACCATGCTTTCATCTGATCAAGTTTTGTGTTACCAAGTTTATCAAGAGGCAGGTTCTTTCCCTCAGCATCAAACCAAAGCGCAAATATTTGAGTATAGCCTACCGGGTGCAATACCGTAATTTCAACACCTTGCCTGGTAGATGGTCCATCATTCAATTCTGCAGTAGCTGCTTCCTGCTCAAACATTACCATCGTTTGTTCACCCTGCTTTTTCACTTCAATATCAAGATCAGCTTTCCTTTTGTTCTCTTCGGCTTCTTCTTTGATCCTTGCTGCTGTTGCTGCTTCTCTGTCTGCCTGTTCCGCTGCTGCTTTTTGCTGCCGTTCTAATAGCTCAGCGTTTTTGCGTTCATTTTCAAGCCTGTCAGCTTCTGCCTTTGCTTCTAAAATTTTTCGCTGCTCAGCATTGGCGGCTGCAATGGCTGCATCTGATTTTTCTTTTTCAATACGCTGCCTTTCTGCTTCGGCCGCTCTTTCATCTGCCAGTCTTTTTTGCTCATTCAGTTCATTTAATTTAGATGGTAATCTTTCAATTAGTTCATCTTTTACAATTTCCAATTCTGCAACATAGTTATTGCTATACTCAGGTATTTTTTCACTAGAGATACTTACTATCATTTCTGCAATTTCACCTTGTGAATGATACTGTAAATAATATCCAGTAGGTTTAAATTCGCTAAGTAAAGCAGGGTTTAAGGTAGGGTTGAAGGCTTTTAACTTCATTGATTTTTCGCCAAAATCAGCAAGTGATATTTGATTAAAGCTGTTGTGCATTGCTGTTTTTTTAGCCAGTAAAAGATTACCGTAAAACTGTGCAAATTGAGATTCTATACTTGCGACAATTTCAATGTATGCCTTTTGCTTTGCAGCTACTAATTCAGCTTGCCTTTTCTTTTCGGCTGCTTCTTGTGCTAATTGAGTAGCATACTTATTCCGGTGCTCTTGAATTTGTGCAGGTATTGTTCCGGGCTTTTTAATATCCAATTCATTCTCTACCTCGGTGTACATTTTTTTGAGCTGGTCCATTATTTGAGTAACTCCTGCCCGTTGTTCTTTCATATCCTTGCTGGCAGCGTTTACATTGGCCAGATACTTCATTGCTCTTTCATCAATAGCAGTATTCATGCCTTCGCTATCAATCTGCACAAGAATATTGTTGCCTACTTCAATGGCTTTGCTTTTGCGGATCTGGTTAGCCTGTAAAATTTGCGGTGCTTTTTTTAGCAGCTCGATACTATTTTCGATTACTGCTACTTGATTGTTATTTTCCATTTTTTTTGTTGAACTATTAGAAGGTTAAAAATTAAAAGTCATCATCATCAAAGCTTTTACTTCCGGATGGCTGAGCTTTAGAAACAAACTCATCATCTTGTACTGGCTGCTTTACTGGCTCTACAATCATGACCGGTGTAAATGTTCCGGTAGCTTGCGGAAGCTCCTCAGCAGCGTCATTTAAGCCGTAATCAATAGTAACCTCTGGAGTGGGTTCAATGCTTTCTGTCTGTAGTTTGGTAAAATTACCAAGCTTTACTTTTGGATAGCTTCTGAAAGCGTGTTTAATACATTTGGTTTGCACCATGCCCGGTAAGCCTTTTGTCCATGCCAGGCTATTGCCGTTCTTTCCAAATTCTTTTAATTTCAACACTTCGTCAATACCCATTACCTTATAATCAACGGATCCATCTGGCCTTTCTATTCGTAGATAACAGGCAATGATATTATCTGATTTACGTGGAAATACAGCCTTATGCTCTAAGAATACAGATCCTTTTGTAGTACCATGCATAAACTCATCGCCTTCATAAACCAGTACCGGGTTATCAGCGTATTTTATTTGCCCTTGTCTTACTCTGATCAGCAATTCGCCACGGCCATCAATCATTAAAGAAGCCCGTTGCTCCCACTTTGGGTTGTCTTTAGTGCCAGCATTTACTGAGAACGGTACTATGTAGGCATGCTTCATAGCAGGATCGAATGACAGGCCATTTACAGCCATATCAATAAAGCATCCATACAGGCTTAATTTGGTGCAGTTCTGTAAAGCGGCCGTATCTGTTACTAACTTCATAAAGTGGAATTTTTCAGCTTCGTACTTTATGCCAGCGACTTCATCATCGCCGCCGTTCATTACTTTGTAAATACCTTTGAAGCGGTCTGCTACTTCTGGCAACCCTACTATTGCTGCAGGTGCCGACTGATCTAGTTTTTGAATCAGCGTTAATTTTGTACTCATGATTTTTTGTTGATTTTATTACTGTTTAATTGTTGCGAATTTGCTTATCGTATGCCCGTTTTCAAGTGCCCAGGCTGAATGCTCTTCTATGTACAGATTACAGGCATTGCAGCAGGGCGTTAAATTATTTACATTGGTATAGTTGCCCGGCGTTCTCTTTTGGTCGTGGTTTAATCCCTGAGCTTTACCAGTACAAACAGGTGATTTTACTTTACATCTTGCATCTTTACCTAAGATCTCTTTCTTTACTTTTTTATATTGCTTGTCCTGCTCCTTACGCTTTTCAGAAACTTTTGGGATTTCCTTTTTAACCTTCGGCGGTTGGGGTACACTGCTGTATATTTTATGCAGAAAACAGTAGCCGTTATGCTCTGGTATTCTGGTGCAGGTTGGAAAACTACATTCACTCATAATTACATTATTTCGGAGTTGCCATGCGGCTCAATCCATTCTATAAATACATCTATTAACCAATCAATCAATTTGCTCATAATCTTTAAAATGTGCCAGTGTATAGAAATACACCGGCTACGATTGCTTGCTATATGAAAAAATCTAAATTATTTTTTAAGAGGGAGTGACTAAAGAGAAACTCCCGTTTTTAATTACCAAAAAATCAATGCGAAAACAGAGTTTATATAACTTTTTTTAACTGATACTCTTTTAATAAGTGCATATCTAAGAGAATATTTTTTAATCTATCTGAATCTTTGTAAGTGCCTGAGAAAATATACACATCAACAAGCGCCATATTAAGTTCTTGTATTGTTTCTGCATTGTCTATCTGTTGCATGATGTTGTTGTAGCTTTCCGATATCGGCAGAATGGGAAATTCAATCGGTTTACTTTCTTCTTCATCGCTAAGAGTTAAGCACTCGTAAGGCTCCAACGCCTGGAGTATTACACTTCCAAAAAAGGCAACTGCTATTAAGCCAATGGCTGTAATTGACAACATTTGATAATCCATGTTAATTGTTTTTTGTGGTGAGGAATCCGGTTAGTTGTTCTTCAAGAAATTTGATTTCCTTTTTACTTACAGCATTTTTCAGCCTTTCGGTGTAATGCTCTATTTGAAATTCCAAAAAGCAAAATTTTTCTGGTATCTCGATGGATTTAATAAATGGCATAGCTTATTTTAATTTGGTGAATGATGCGTTGTATTTCCGCTTTGCGTTTTCATAAGATTTTATAGCCGCTTCTTTTAAAATCCTGATGGCAGGGCTTTCAACTTTAGCCGGCTTGATCATTGTTACTACCTTTCCCATTAGTTAAGGCTTAAAACTGTTCTTATTCTTGTAGCGGTTTCAGGTGAGCAAGATCCACGGTATGCAACTCTGTCTAAATTGTTCCTACTCATTTTTAAAGTGTCGGCAGCATCCAGCTTTGTTGGTTGCTTGCTAATCCAGGTCAATAAGGCAACATGCTCTTTAGCGCTTAATGCCTCAGACTTCCTTTTTCTTTCTTTACTTTCCTTAATCATAATATTTGTAAGATTTTTAAAATAATACTTGCAAAAAGCCCGTTATGTGCTTACATTTGTAAGCTGTTTTGTAATTGCATTGCAAATATATATTGCATTACTTTACAAAAAGGAAAGTTTTGTAAATAATTGTAAGATTTAGAAAATTATTAATAAAGCAGTTAAAAAACCAACTTATGTCTAAAAATTTAAGCGAATTGATTGCAGAAATTCAGTTTAGGTTAGACCTTACGCTAGAACAGATTGCTGAAAGGATTGGATATGCTAGGCAACATCTGGCAGTTTCAATGAAAGAAAACGCAAAAGGGAAGATTTTGGCAACTGTTTTGAAAGAATTTGCCGATGTAATTACTCCAGAAGGGCATACAGGAGAAAAAATAGCTGCACAAGAGGCAGCTATTAGAGTGATTTTAGACGAATTAATTACACTGCGCAATTTAGTAACAAAGGAACCAACTGAACAGATCGCTTTGCACCTGGCAGATAAGATAAAGCGATTGCTAATACTACCATAGGCTTAATTTTCTTTTTCTTTTTCTTAGACATAATAAATTTTTATTGATTAAAAAAGAGAATTAAAAAGATTATTGGACGGCGAATATACATATCGGGGGGGGGGGCGGTGTAGTAACATTTCTACAATTTGATAATATTCCTTAAATAGTAAACTTAAAAAAATGATTAGTAAAACACTTTTGATTATTCTTTTTGCGGCCTTTATAAGCCTGAATTGTGTTGCTCAAAAAAGCAATATGGATTCTGTAATGGAGATGGTAAAAAAAGAAGCTTACCCGGTATATGAACAGGCTTCTACTACAATATCATTACTTACTACTATGGTTGATATGGCTAAAGCTGGAACTGCTAAAGCATCAACTGTAATAGCTGATTACAATAGGCTTGTGGGTGGCAATTTAGGCAAGCAAACTACTTTAAAAGGAGTTGAAGAAATATTATCCAAAAAAGGAGCCGCTTATATTGAATTTATGTACGTAAAAGAGCAATCCCGGATTATGTTTTTAGTTGCTGGACAAAAGAAAGCAAATGAAGATCTGCAAAAAATTAAATCAAATGAAAACAAGATCATGCTGGATGCTGGCGGCACTAAAGGGAAGTCGGGAGCTTACATTCCAATGGACAATAACATCAAAGCATTATTCATTGAAAACGGAATTGATAAAGCCCCGGGAAACTATTA